TTTTACACTGCTACAAGTTTTCGGGCGGTCCAATGGCAACTGCGCGCTTCGGGTACACTTTTCCTGAAGTTTGTGCGCATTGTCACAGGGCTGAGTTGGAGGAGCTGAGTCGTCCACATGGGCCAGAGGAACACATGGTGCGCGATATGTCCGTGGCCACCCACTGCAAACGCTGCAGCGGATTTGGCCTGAGGTTTTGGAATTACAAAACCAAGACCGTGTACCTGCCCACCGCACTGATCGCAGATGCTACGAGCTTCGCCCAGAGACATCAGGCGAGCTTGGCTTGGAGCATCAAGCCTTCGTGCGCAGACCTCCAACTTGTGAATCTCGCATGTGCCGAGCGCAAACCCATGTTGCGTCGAGCCTACCTCACGGTGGGCTATCACGCGATTGTCGATGAGCTGGACTTCGTGGCTCAAGGTTTGATGGACTTGGTGATGGAGTACGCATGCGGCATGAACAGGCGACCGACTGCCTGGAGGAGGGTTCCCCCTTTCGTGCCAATGGCGGGCGCGTTCGATCCCGACGACGGGGAGGACGGCGAAGATGAGGGCAGCGACGGCGGATCGCCGGAGCTGCGCGATCAATGGGCGGACTTTTTGGTGCCAGCGGGCAATGTGCCTCGCGAGCGCGATCAGATTGAGAGCCCCGATGCCGAGACCAGGTTGATGGAGGCCTTGGCAGCAACGGTCGTGGAGGAGCAGCAGCGCGCCTATGTGGAGGGCGGCGTGCTCCACAGCACAACCACGGCGACGCGAGAGGAAGCTATGTTGGCCTTGCCTCCGGGGTTGGAGGGCGGCTTGGCCAGTGGTGACAGGACCGCACAGGCGCGGTTCCCGAGATTGTCGAACACACAGAGTTACCTGCATTCAAACAATCCCACCAATTTGCAAGCAGCGCACGATAAGCGTAATGTTGGTATTGGTCACCACAATCCGCTTGTTTCGGAGGCGCGCACGCGGGATCTTCTTGTGGAGGAGCTAAAGACGAGACTCTTCAATTTGGCCAACGTAAAGGCGGCGTTGAAAGGCTTTGAGAGCATTCGAGAATCGGCGTTGCCGAAGAAGATGACCAAGGAGGCAGCCTACAACGCTGAGGTGGAAGCGCTCAGCGCAGTACTGGACCATAAGGTCGTGGGTTTCGACACCGTCGTGAAGGCCTTCGTTAAAAGCGAGGTGACGGGGAAGGACAAGCCGCGACCGATCGCCAATCACGGTGAGACGCGTTTGTTTGCGCTCGCCAAGGTGGCGTACGTGTTTGAGCACGTCATGTTCAGCAAGCTGATCAGCGCCTCCATCAAGGAGCGGCCGAAGAAGGAGGCCATTACCGAAATATTGCGCAACATGGACAAGATGAACTCCGGGAAGTACGTGGAGAACGACTTGACCGCGTTCGAGTTTGGTATATCGGAGCCCCTGAAGCAGATTGAGCAAGTGATCCTGCGGCAGATCGCGCGGTTCATCGGCGTCGAGGACAGCGGTGAGTTGCTGTTCGAGAAAGTGGTCGAGGACCGGGACAAGTGCGTCACCTGGCAGATGAAGTACAGGGACGCGACGGGCGAGAAGAAAACGGCGAAGGTCCGGATCGCCCAGACCATGCGTGAGAGTGGTGATCGCATCACCAGCTCGGGCAATTTCTTTCAGAACCTCGTGGCGTGGTTCTCGTATTTGGTGGATCCAGAACACGTGAAGGACGCGTTCGACACCTTGCTGAAGTTCAAGGGAGCGCGTATGTTTTATGTGTCGCCTCGCGACACACAGATGATCCAGTTACGAGGAAAGCTCGTTCGCAAGAAGTACTTGGCGTGCTTGGCGTTCGAGGGTGATGACACGCTCGCAAAGTTCGACGAGAACATATGGCCTGAGCAGGAGGGTGACGCTTGCAAGGTGGCCGCATTCTTTGATAGATGGGGATGGCGGGCCAAGTTGGTGTGGAAGCCGCTGAAGGGTGACACGTATGTGCGCTTCGTGGGGTACGAGGCGCTCATCAGCGACTGCCGGGTGGTGTATGACGGAGCCGAGGTGGTGATGACTCCCGAGACGGGGAGGTTTTTGAAAACCAAGGCCGATACAACGACAACCGTAACGCCGCAGGAGCTGAAGACGTGCATCCGCATCTTCGCGGCCAACCTGGCCGAAGGCTACAAGCGCGTGGAACCAATGCACGCGTTTATGCAAGCCATGTATGATGACAACGGCGGAGGCGTCGACGTAAGTGGCGAGGCGGTGAGGGAGCATTACCTCGCGACGTACGGCGTACTACCAGATGCAGGGATGAAGATCGCGGCGAACGTGCCGATGCCGGCATTTGAAGGCGGCGACGTGCTCAAGTGGAAGAGGCTTTTGCGCGTCGCGGCAGGCGACTTCACTGAGAGAGAGTGGTCGACGATGTGTCACATTGGCTCCATGCAGGTCCATGGAGCGGACTTAGCGACCAGCGTTCCCGCCACGTGGCGGGCGTAGCATTAATTAACTAACCTTGTTTCACCCCCGGCCGCTGCTGGGGTGTCGCACTGATAGCAAC